CCGTCTGAATAAGAAGGGCGGGGACGGCAGAAGCACTTTCGCAAAGCTGTGGAAGCAGTACATTTAAGAAGGAGGACAGTTCTATGAAGTGGAATGACAATAAAACCATCACGATTACACCACCTGCGAAACCGAAGAAGATCACAGGCACAAGATTTGCAGCAATCATGGGTCTGAATAAGTGGACAAGCCCGTTCAATGCGTGGTGTGCAATTACCAGAACTTATGAAGAACCGTTTGAGGACACGATCTATACTATCGCAGGTAAGACGATTGAGCCGAAGCAGGCAGAGTACATGAAAACTGCATACTTCATGAGCAATCTGATTACACCTACGGATGTGTACGGTGAGGACTACTTCAAGAAAACGTGGGGAGATTTCTTCCGTGATATACCGATCTTCGGTGGTATGTGGGACTACCTTCTTGTAGACAAGGAAGGTAAGCCACAAACGGTATTGGAAATGAAAACCACGAAGAGGTCTGAGGACTGGGTAGAAGATGTACCTGAGTATTACGCTTTACAGGCTGCACTTTATGCTTACCTTCTTGGAGTCGATGACGTAATCATGGTGTGTTCGGTTCTGGGTGAGAAGGACTATGATGACCCGGCAGCTTATGAGTGTAAAGCTGAGAATACTTTCGTTCGTCCGTTTAAGGTGTCTGAGAGATATCCGAACATGAAGAAAACGATCACGCAGGTTAAAAAATGGTGGAAAACTCATGTAGAGGGCGGTGTATCTCCGAAGTATGATGAAAAGGCTGACGCTGACATTCTGAAAGTGCTGAGAGATAACAACCTCTCCCCTGACTCCGATCTGGACGCAATGGTGAAGGAAGCCGAAGGGCTTATGCTTCACATCGAAGAGGTCAATGCAACTGTATCTGACGATGAAAAGCGTCTGAAAAAGCTGAAAGAACTGATTAAAGAAGCAAGTATGAGCCAGTTCAAGCCGGGTGATAAGACTGTTACGATTACAGGTGGCAGCTATGATTTTGTCACTACCGTCAGTATGAAGAAGAAACAGGATTTTGATACAGAAGCAATGGAAAAGGACGGTGTGCTTGATAAGTACATGACTGAGACTGAAAAGCCTGAGTACCGTTTCACTCCAAAGCGAAGAAAGGAGTCCGCATGATTAAATATCTCAGTTTGTTCAGCGGAATAGGTGCTTTTGAAAAGGCTCTGGACAATATCAGAGTCAAGTACGAACTGGTTAATTACTGTGAAGTTGACAAATATGCCAGTAAAGCATATTCGCTGATACATAACGTACCGGAAAGCATGAATCTGGGAGATATTACAAAGGTGGATGAAACCAAACTTCCTACTGAAATTGATCTTATGACCTATGGTTTTCCATGTCAGGATATTTCTTCTGCCGGATTGCAGAAGGGTCTAAGAAATGAGGACGGAAGTAAGACAAGAAGCGGATTGTTCTTTGATGCTATCCGAATTATGAAGCATTGTAAACCACGAATTGCTATAGCTGAAAACGTAAAAAATCTTACAAGTAAGCGTATGTCCGATGTGTTTGATACAGTGTTATCAGAGTTGGAAGATGCAGGATATAACAATTACTGGCAAGTATTAAATGCTGCCGATTATGGTATGCCACAAGGGAGAGAGAGAGAGTATTTATCATATCAATCCGTAAAGATATTGATGACCGATCTTTCCATTTTCCACCTGTAATACCTCTTACAAAGTGCATGGGTGATTATCTGGATGATAATGTACCGTCAAGTTTCCTTTTATCTGAAAAACAGCTATCCAAAATTGAAGTTTCAAACTTCCAACAGGAGAAGCGAAGAATACAGGATAGGGGGGGATTTGCATGACTCTATTGGCAAGAGACTATAAAGACCCTAAATGCGTACAGATTGCAGACCTCCATTACTACAACATGGATATGCCGAATCGCATTTACTCCCCGGAAGGAATTTCACCAACACTTAAAACCGTAAGCGGTGGCGGTGGTGAGGTAAAGGTATTGAAGAACAAATTATACCGAAAACTTACACCTAAAGAATATTTCCGCTTGATGGGCTTTTCAGATTCAGATTACCAGATTCTTGTAGATAACGGTATTTCAAAATCACAGCTTTATAAGATGGCAGGTAACTCCATTGTGGTTACTGTTTTGGAAAATCTGTTCAAACAGATTTATAAACCAGTTACTCAGAGTATTGCTTCTTTGAAGCAACAATCTCTGGATATATTAAATAACATTTAAGGAGGACTATTACAATGGCAAAGATTGGACTTACAGAGGGATTTACACTGATCCCGGAAGGAACTCATGTATTCAAGATTACTGAGGTCAACTACAAAGAGGACTTCGGTAAGATGGAGGTCGTTATGCAGACCGCAAAGGGTCAGAAGCATATTGAGAGATTTTCTCTCCTGAACAAAGATGGTGAACCGAATCAGGGTGGACTTAATGCGTTCAGCTATTTTGCTAAGACTGCACTTGATGATTTCACAGTGAAGAATATTAACGATCAGGAATTGGTTGGACACTTCATTCGCTGCGAAGTTGAACATGAGGAAGTCGAAAGTAACAAGACACCGGGCAAGATGCTCAAATTCGTGAGACTGGGTGACAAGGAAGCCGCTGACGGATTTGACGAAGAGGAAGCTGCCCCGGCAGCACCGAAGCAGCAGAGTAAGCCTGCAAAGACTGAACCTGCAAAGCAGGAAGGTAAGAAGCCTGCGGCATTTGACCTTAACAGTCTGCTTGGTTAAGTAAGTGACCTGCGGAGAGGGTGAGATATCATCTCAAACTCTCCAATGGTTATATTAAAATATTCTCAAAATGGAGGATTAAAGATGAACACGAACGAAAGAATTAAGATTTTCAAGTCCCTGATGGGTCAGGTGTTCGGTAAGGAAGATGTAGATTACTTCGTAGCCACTCTCAAAAGAATGGGTTACTTCACCGCCCCTGCTTCCACGAAGTATCATGGGAACTATGAAGGTGGTTTGTTCGATCATTCCCTTGAAGTGACTAAGAGCCTGTTGCATCTCACCAAACATCTGAAACTTCACTGGAACAGCAGAAAGAGTCCCTATTTTGTAGGAATGTTCCATGATCTTTGCAAGTGTGACAACTACATTCACAACGGAGATGGAACGTACAGCTACAACCCGAATGTCACCCTTCCCGGTCACGGTGAGAAGTCTTTGGTACTTCTGGAAGCAAATGACATTGGTGTGACTGAGGAAGAGAAAGCGTGTATCAGATGGCATATGGGAGCGTTCGATGACAAGGAAAACTGGGACAAGTACGGAAAGGCTATTGAGAAATTTCCTAACGTCCTGTGGACTCACACGGCAGACATGATGGCTGCCAGAATCAAAGGTATTTAAGGAGGAAGCACTATGAAGAAAGTAGTTGCTGTAGTAATTGCCGCACTTATGATGGCAGTGCTTATGACCGGATGTACAGAATCAGAACAGGTTTCGTATAACATCGGTAAAGAAGCTGATAACTTCAATGTAACCCGTAAACTGACTGTAATCAATGCCAGAACTGATACGATTTTGCTTGAAATGGAAGGTACATTTTCTCTCAGCAACAATTCAGATAACGAACTGGAAGTTATCTGTGAGGTTGGAGATGGAAAGTATCAGAAACATTTTGTATATCTGAACGATGACACGATGTATGTAGTGGAAGATATTTCCGGTGCAAATGTTGACAAGTACCATTATGAAATCAACTTCCTTCCTGAATACGGTGTCAAAGTTACTCACAACGATTAAGGAGAAATTACTATGGGAGCATTACTTGGATTTATCGGAGGTTTTATTACAGGTCAGATTTTCCTGATCTGTGTAGCAGTTATTGGTGCAGGCAGAGAAGACAAGGAAGCACCGACTAAAGAAGAGTGGAAACAGGAGGACTAAATCATGACAGGTAAAGAATATCAGGAACTTGCAATTAGAACTTGCAGTATTCCTTACGATCAGAAAGAAGATAGACTGTTTCATGCCGTGTTCGGTCTGAACAGTGAAGCAGGAGAGGTTGCAGGAATCTTGCAGAAGAAATATCAGGGACATGAAGTGAACCTTGAACACATGGAAAAGGAACTTGGTGACTGTCTCTGGATGATCGCAGAAGCGTGTAATGCACTGGGAACGGATATTGATACAGTCATGCAGATGAATATTGACAAGCTGAAAGCCCGTTACCCAGAAGGGTTTACAGTAGAAAATTCTCTGCATCGTAAGCCGGGAGATATCTAATGCGATATCACAACATTACTCAGGATGACATGAATAACGGTGACGGACTTCGGGTAGTCCTCTGGGTTGCAGGATGTGAACATCACTGCAAGGGCTGTCAGAATCCGGTTACATGGAATCCTGATGACGGTTTGGTGTTTGATAAGAGAGCTTTTAATGAAATCATGAAAGCACTGGAAAAACCGTATGTGGCAGGTATTACTTTCTCCGGTGGTGATCCGCTTCACCCGCAGAACCGTGGAGCAGTATTCTCCATCATGAAAGCAGTACAGAAGAAATTTCCGAAGAAAACAATATGGGTCTACACCGGGTATACATGGGAACAGATTCTTGCAAACAAATATCTGCTTGCAGCAGTCAAGTATGCAGACGTACTGGTGGATGGACGCTTTGAAGAAGAGTTGAAGGATGTCAATTATCACTGGGCGGGCAGCACCAATCAGAGAGTGATTGACGTACAAAAATCATTACAGAAAGGAGAAGTGGTCTTACATGAAAGTAATTAAGAAAGACGGAACACTGGAAGAGTTTGACGGTGAAAAGATCGTAAACGCTGTCAACAAGTCTGCTTCCAGAGTCATGATTACACTGGATGATACAGCATTTCATGAAATCGTTGGTGCGGTACTGGAAGTGATCGAAGAAAAAGGACTTACTGATATCCCGGTTGCCGTGATGCACAATATTGTGGAACAGGTACTTGATAAGTACGATCCACGGATTGCTACATCCTATCGTAACTACAGAAACTATAAGCAGGACTTTGTTCATGTGTTAGACAGGGTATTCCAGAAATCGCAGGTTGTTAGATTTCAGGGAGATAAAGAGAACGCAAACACGGACTCAGCACTGGTGGCTACAAAGCGTTGCTTGATCTTCAACGAACTGAATAAGCGTCTGTACCGTAAGTTCTTCATGACTCAGGAAGAGTTGCAGGCTTGCCGGGACGGTTACATTTACATTCACGATCAGTCCGCAAGACTGGACACTATGAACTGTTGCCTGTTCAGAGTCAATGAGGTTATGAAGGGTGGCTTTGAGATGGGGAATATCTGGTACAACGAACCGAAAACGCTTGATGTGTTCTTTGATGTACTGGGTGATATCATCCTCGCAACCGCAAGTCAGCAGTACGGAGGATTTACAGTACCGGAAGTTGACAAGTTGGCAGCACCTTACGCTGAGAAATCTTATAAGAAGTATGTAGATGAATACATGGAAATTCGCAATCAGCAGACCTTCACGCAGGAAGTTCATGAATGGGCTATGCAGAAGGTAGAAAGAGATTTTGAACAGGGATTTCAAGGAATTGAAATGAAGCTGAACACTGTGGGATCATCCCGTGGTGACTATCCATTTATCACTATGACCTTCGGTCTGGCTACGGATCGTTTCGGTAAAATGGCAAGCAAGACTTTCTTGCGTGTTCACATGACAGGTGAGGGTAAGCCCGGAAATAAGAAGCCAGTCCTTTTCCCTAAACTGGTATTCCTGTATGACAAGAATCTTCACGGTGAAGGCTGTATCAACGAAGATGTATTTGAAGCCGGGATTGACTGTAGCTGCAAGACTATGTACCCTGACTGGCTGTCTCTTACAGGTGACGGTTATGTGGCTGAGATGTACAAGAAATATGGCAGAGTGGTAAGCCCTATGGGTTGCCGTGCTTTCCTTAGTCCGTGGTATGAGCGTGGCGGTATGCACCCGGCAGACGAAGATGATAAGCCTATCTTTGAAGGACGTTTCAATATCGGTGCAGTGAGTCTGCATCTGCCTATGATTCTTGCGAAAGCAAGAGAAGAGGATAAGGACTTCTATGAGGTTTTGGACTTCTACCTTGAAATGATTCGCAATATTCACAAGCGTACTTATGAATACCTTGGAGAGATGAAAGCCAGTACCAACCCGATTGCCTATTGTGAAGGTGGTTTCTACGGAGGGCGTCTGAAACCTTCGGACAAGATTAAATCACTTCTCAAACCTATGACGGCATCTTTCGGAATCACAGCACTCAATGAGTTGCAGGAACTTTACAATGGAAAGTCCATTGCGGAAGATGGTGCATTTGCACTGGAAGTCATGCAGCACATCAACGATAAGGTCAATGAGTACAAGGAAGCTGACGGATGGTTGTATGCAATCTATGGCACACCTGCTGAGAGCCTTTGCGGATTACAGGTGGAACAGTTCAGAAAGAAGTACGGAGTAGTTAAGAATGTGTCAGACAGACCCTATGTAAGCAATAGCTTTCACTGTCACGTCACAGAAGATATCACACCGATTCAGAAGCAAGACTTGGAAGGACGTTTCTGGAATCTTTGCAACGGCGGCAAGATTCAGTATGTGAGATATCCGATCAGCTACAACCGGAACGCTGTCAAGACTCTGGTATGCAGAGCAATGGAGTTAGGCTATTACGAAGGAGTCAACCTGTCTCTGGCATACTGTGATGATTGCGGTCATGAAGAGTTAGAGATGGATGTGTGCCCGGTGTGTGGCAGTACCAACCTCACGAAGATTGATAGAATGAATGGCTATCTGTCCTACAGTAGAGTTCACGGTGATACCCGTTTGAACGCTGCAAAAATGGCTGAGATTGCTGAGAGAAAGTCAATGTAATGGAGGGTTAAGGTATGACAGATAAAGGGATTGATAATCTCAGGTTCGGGATCATAGAGCAAGCTGCGATTGATTACGTTGACTTACTGGCGGGCTTTAAGTCACCGACTACAGATTGTAACGTGGACGAGTGCCGAAAGTTCTTCCGGTCACAATGGTTTCATTCCCTTTGTGACCTTGATCCCGAACAGGTTATTAACCGATTGGAAAGGAAAGCAAAGACTATGGTTATGAAGTACGAAGTACACAAAGAACACGGTAGCAGTAGATGGTATGTCACGGAGGTAGGCTGTAAAGAGCCTATCCCCGGCACATACGGCACAAAGAAGAGAGCATTGCATACAGCAGCGAAGATGAATGGTCTGGATTACAAAGACTACATGAGAGTTCGCAGAAGGGATGGTATGAATCATGATTAGAATTTCAAAGGCAGAAACCTACGGGTGGGAAGCTGCAATTAGAGGTATGAGAAATCCTATGAACTCATGGGATAAATCAGACAGTTATCCTGCTGTAGATTGTGGAAAATGTGGAATTATTGATCGTGAAGGTATTTGTCATCCGAAAGAACACGATTGTTCAGAATTTGCTTGCTATGCAGTAGGAGAAAATGACCTCTCTCTCATGAAGAGACTTGCGGCAGCAGGTAACGATCACGGGAAGTTCCTGAGAATGATTAACGTCACGGTAGATGTGGAAGCACCTCTCTATTGGTGGAAAGAATTTGACACCTACAAGGTGGGTACAGTCGCAAATTCGTGTAGCACAATGCACAAGATTCAGGCAAAAGAGTTTACCTTGGAAGATTTCTCCACGGATCACCTGTCTCAGACTAATCTTATTATCATGAAGATGGTAGTGGATGCACTGAACAATGCAAGACTGGACTTCCTTAGTCAGAAGGACAAGCGTGACTGGTGGCAGATGATTCAGCTTTTGCCGTCATCTTACAACCAGAAGCGTACCGTGCAGCTTAATTATGCAGTGTTGAAGAACATCTATCATGCACGAAGAAACCATAAACTTGATGAATGGCATACGTTCTGTCATTTCATCGAATCACTACCACACAGCGAATTGATTACAGAGTAAGGAGCGTGGGAACAGATGGACTATTCCAGAATACCAGAAGAATTAAAGAATCAGAATCAGTGGGTGTGTGCTTGGGACGGTTCAAAAGTTCCCATGAGAGCATTTGAAAGAAAAGCCGCTTCATCCACCGCACCGGACACTTGGTCTACCTTTGAGCAGGCTGAGTGGGCGGTGGAGAACGGACACTATGACCACATTGGTTATGTTTTTGCCGATCAGAACATTGTAGGCATTGACATTGATGCAGGCTTTGAGGACGGTCTTATGACCCCGCTGTGTGCAGATATTATGCAAGCCTGCCACTCATACACAGAGAAGTCCCGGAGTGGACGTGGAGTACATATCCTCATGCGTGGCAAGCTGCCGTTCTCAGGTAAGAACAATCTTGCAGGCGTAGAAATCTATCAGGCAAGAAGGTTCTTTATCATGACCGGGAAGGTGCTGATCTTCCCTGAGATCATTGATAATCAGGAAGCTATTGACTATGTAGTGGAGAAGTATTTTAAAGAGACAGAAAAGACCGGGAGCAATTCAAATATGGTACAGCGTATCTATTCTCCTAAGTTTCCGAAGCCTACGGGTGGGAGAATCTTTGTCAGACCGGACTACCCAGAAATCCCGGACGGCGGCAGAAACATTTCTCTTACCAGTCTGGCAGGTGCATTGCACAACACTGGGTACACTCCGATGCAGATTTATCAGGAATTGCAGAGAGTCAACAAAGAAGTGTGCAAGCCACCGCTTCCAGACAGAGAACTACAGATCATTGCAGAAAGCATAAGCAGATACAGGAGGTAACTATGGATATGAAATTGAAATCATGCCCGTTTTGTGGAGGGGATGCACGATTATTTGTCAACAATGGTGTAGAAGTGCAGTGTACAAAATGCGGTATTCATACAGAAACACTGATTGATATGCCGAGCAGATGTGGCAATAAAGGCAGTCATGCAATAGAAAGGGTAATTGAAAAATGGAACAGCAGAGTGTAATACCTACAGATACTTGCGTCACCTGTGAGAACTTCATAGGTGGCGGTGACTGGGGACTCTGCTGCAAAATTAAATATGATCTGTGCTATGAGTGTACCCCGAAGTGTAAAGACTATCAACAGAAGGAGGTGAGAAAGAACAATGGAAGATGAATTATTTCAGTTGTCCAACGGACGCTATGTAACATCGGTAGAGATTTCAGAAAAGTTAACATATATTAAAGAACATCACCCTGAGACTTCCTATCAGGAAGATTCTACAGGGTATTCGTGGGATGAAGCGGGTATGGCTGACCTCTTTTCAGAGTGTTACGATCATGACACCCGGTACTGCCCGGAAGCAAAGTCATGGTACACCTATGACGGTGGCAAGTGGCAGAAGGATGTAGGATCATTGCTTGTGTCCAATAAGATTAAAGAGTTTGTCAGGATCATGGCACTCTACTGCGGAGAAATCCCGGACGAAGATAAGCGTAAGCAGTACATGGCTTTTGTCGGCAAGATGGGTGATAGACGTTTCCGTGACAGACTCATGAAGGATGCAGCCGACAACTTGAAAATTGCAGCAGCAGAGTTTGATACACACCCATTCCTGATTAACTGCAAGAATGGTACTTATGATCTGGAATCACTGACATTCCGTGAGCATAAATGGGATGACTTCTTAACAATGCAGACCAATTTTGAATACGGTGTGAAGAAAGAGAAGTGTGCCCGATGGGAACAGTTTATCAAGGAAGTAACGCAGAACGACAAGGACAAAGCGGACTACCTGCAACGTGCCTTGGGTTATTCCATCCTTGGAACATCTAAGGAAGAGTGTATGTTTATCCTGCATGGTAAGACCACCAGAAACGGAAAGTCCACCATGCTTGATGCAATTCAGCACTTGCTTGGTGATTACTCTACGGTCACACCTGTAGAACTGATCTGCCGTGGTGACAGAGCAAAGAACGCAGAAGCAGCAAGCCCGGTACTGGCAAAGCTGAAAGGTAAGCGAATGGTTACTATGAGTGAGTCAGACACCGCCGGGAAGTTGGATGAATCAGTCATCAAGCAGCTTACTGGTGGTGAAGAAATTACCGCCCGTGAGTTGTATCAGACAGCAATTACCTTCAAGCCGCAGTTTACAATGTGGCTGTCTTGTAATGACCTACCTGCTGTAAAAGATAAATCCTTGTTTGCTTCTGATCGTGTGCGTGTTATTGAATTTAACAGGCACTTCAATGATGACGAACAGGACAAAGGCTTGAAGGACTACTTTGAGTCACCGGAAGCAATGCGGGGTATCTTCACATGGTTGGTTGCCGGGTACTTCAAGTACAGAAGGTTTGGTCTGAAAATGTCAGCAAATATGCAGAAGGTAGTCAAGCAGTATGAGAAGGACAATGATCTGGTATTGCAATACCTTGAAGAGAAATGCCAGAAGCAGGATGACGCTAAGACAAGAGCAAAGACCCTTTATGATAATTACAAGCTGTGGTGCAAGAGCAACGGCTATTATGTATGCAGCATGAAGAAGTTCAATGCTGAGTTAATGGCACACCCTGAGTGGTATGAGCAGAAGTCCGTGAGTGGCGGCGTGGCTGTTTACTACGGAATTATGATGAAAACGACAGGTTAATTGTAGGGTATGTAGGGTATTTCATTATTTTGCTATAACTTTCTCTAGTAGACCGCCTACTAAGAAAAGTTATACCGAAAATCGAAAATACCCTACAAGCCCTACAGGTAAGAAAGGAGCAGAACTATGGAAAGTTATGTAGAGAGATGGAAAAGAGAGCAGAAAGAGAAGGAGCAGAAAGGAGTAGGTAAGAATGGCAGAAGAACAGAAGAAGCCCAGAACGAGAGGGAAGGACAGAAAGCCCAGAAGGACAGCGGGGTATCAGAAGAGTAGCCCTGCGAACTTGGAAAAAGCAAGAGAGAATAGCCCGATTGTACAGGGTCACAATCCTGATCTGCCAGAAGGGTATAACTCCCGGATGATTCAGTTCACTATGGAGATCATGCCGTCTGAGAAGTTGGACTATAACGACATAGAAGAGATGGAAAGACGGTTCATGCACTATCTGGAAACGTGTGCAAAGTACGATATGAAGATAGGCAATCAGGCTGCGTATGCTGCAATAGGAATAGATAAGGGTATTGCATGGGAGTGGGTCAACCGTTGTACAACGAACCCCGCCCGCACCGACTTTATCAAAAAGGTGCAGAAAGTATGTGCATTATACCGTGAGGGACTTATGCAGGATGGCAAGGTCAATCCGGTTACTGGCATATTCTGGCAGAAGAACTATGACGGCATGAAGGATCAGACAGAAATGGTTCTGACCCCTAACAATCCGTTAGGTGACAGTGCCGACACAGAAGCCCTTGCACGGAAGTATCTTGACAATGCCGACATTGTAGACGTGCCAGAAGGTGAAATCTCAGAAGTCGCAGAAGGGGCAGAAAGCCATAAAATTAAATAAGGCAATGAAATACGCCCCGGTGTAGGAAAGACCTGCTGCCGGGGCGTGTGTGCGTTCTGAGGGCATAAAGAAAGCCCCGGATCATACGGGGCGGGCGTTCTACCCATTCCATACTATCCGGGGTTTCTGTTTTCTCCAATATTCTATTATGTCCGGGGTTTCTGTTTCGTACATCGGTATATTGTACAACCTGCATCCATCCGGGGTCATGTAGTAGCCTTGACCGTATCGGGGCAAAAGTTCGCAACCTGTCACGCCTAAAATGTTACGGCTGTCTTGACCACTGCGGGTTCTGAGTGCTACACGGCTATCAAAATTTACTTTTATAGGTGTAGGGATTACGGCA